TTAAATCAATTGGTGTAGCGGCTTATGCAGGTGGTGATTTTCAAACTGAAGCATTAAGAACTGGTTACATTGGTTCAGTTGCAGGTGTTCAAATGTTTGTAAGTTCAAACATTACAGCGGCTAACACTTCAGGTTACATTTTTGGACAAGATGCATTAAGAATTGCAATGCAAAAAAATGTTGACATTGAAATTGGCAGAAGAACAGCGGCAGTTGGTAATGATGTTGTAGCTTCAATTCATGCTAAACCAGCAATGATTGACAATTCAAGAGCAATCAGAATGATTGATGTATAATCATTAATTCTAGTTAGAGGGCTTAGGCCCTCTAACACTAATGGAGATTTATAATGGCATTTGCAACAAATGAAAACTTACACACTTTTGCACCTGAAGTCTTTGATCAGGGTGTAGATGACTGGTCATCAGAATTAGCATTGGCTGAAACTGATGTAATCAGTATGATCAGAATAAAGTATTGGAACAAATATGAAAACCCAAGTAATTTCAATAGTGCAAGACTAACAGAATCTCAATGGCAAAAATCTACAGTATACAAAGCCTTGTATGCTTATATACTACCTAAACTTTCTACATTTAGACCAGAAGGTGATCCTTTCAGAGAACAACTTACTTTTTACAAAGAAAGATTCAATGAAGAGTTCAACACACAATTTGGTCTTGGTATTGAATATGACAAAGATGGAAGTGGATCAGTTGATCAAGACACTGAAGTTGATAGATTCAGACAAGATAGGTTGTACAGATAATGTCTAGAGAAAATATAGTTAGTGAGTTTGTTTCTACTTTGAAATCTATGAACACTATCAAACTTGGTGTTGTTCAAAGAGATCCAATTATAGTTTCTGAATTACCCAAGACAGCATTTCCTGCTGTTTATGTTGAAACTGTTAGTGAAGACAGAGAAAACTTAACTATGGGTGCAACAAGAACCAGAAGAAGTATAATGGAAATTGATTGTGTTATTGTAGTTGGTGGTAAAGAAAGAGACAAACAAAGAAATCTAGTAGTAGATGCTATTGAGAGCCAATTGGCGCTTGATAAAACTCTAGGTGGAACTGCAAAGGATTGTAGTTTAACAACAATAGAACTAGTTCAAATAGGTGAATCAGAACCTTATGCTAGTTGTAGAATGATATTCAGCATAGAATATCATTATGATATCTAAAGAGAGGTATAATTATGGCAACATATGCAGGACAAGGTGGAGCACTCCACTTTAACACAGCAGTAGGTCAATCTTCTGGTACAAATGTAACTGAAGTAACTAACTGGTCTATCTCATCTGAGGCTAATGCAATAGAAACATCAGCTATGGGTGATACTTTTAGATCTTTCACACCAGGTCTTAAGACTTGGGAAGGTACAGCTGACATTGTATGGACTGATTCAGCAGACTCTGGTTCAGTAGATACAATCTTTGCAATTGGTGACACAGGAACAATTTTCTGTTATCCACTAGCAACAGATACAGACATGAAACTTTCAGGTGATGTGTTAATTACAGGTATTGAGTATACTCAAGACTTAGAAGATGTTATGAGAGCAAGTGTTTCTTTTCAAGGAACAGGCACTTTAACAGTTGACAACAATTTAGCTTAATCAAAGGAGGATAGGTTAGTGAGTGAAGCAAGAAAAACAATGAGAGAATTGTCTACTGAAATCAACACTGATCTATCCAAATTTGTCAAAGACTATATTAGTACTTTGAAGACTACTACACCAATCAGAACTGGTAGAGCTAGAAATGGTTGGCAGAATACTTTTCAAAGAAAGAGTATAGGTAAGGGAGGAACCATACCTATAGCAAAGAATGATGTTCCATATATTGGAGTATTAGATGATGGCAGTAGTAGACAAGCTCCCACAGGAATAGTTGAACCTGCTCTTAGAAAAACAAGGAAAAGATAATGAAAAATAAAGTATTAGCAAAAGCAACAAGTCATTTTAAAGAAACACTTTCAAGTGGCTTAAAAGGTATTGAAGTTCCTGAATGGGAAACTACAATTTATTACAGACCTGCTTTCACACTTGCAGAGCAATCAAAGGTTTTAGAATTTCACAACAAAGGTCAATTGGTAGATGCATTGATTGAAACACTTATTGTAAGATCTAAAGACAGTGAAGGTAAGGCAATCTTTCAAGCTGGTGAGAGACAAATTATTAAGAATGAAGTTGACCCAGAAGTTTTAACTAGAGTTGTTACAGAAATGAACAGCGGTGTAGGTAAAGCTGAAGCAGAATTGGGAAACTAACACAAGATACAGATATACTGTTCTTGTTTAAGCTGGCAGAAAGTTTAGGACAGACTGTATCTTGGGTGATGCACAATGTCAGCATTCTAGAGTTGAAAGGCTGGGTTAAGTATTATGAACACCAAGCTAGACAACAAAAGAAAGCCCAACAAAAAGGGAAAAGAAGGACTAGGTAATGGCAGATTATAAAATTAAAATTAATGCAGAAGACAATACCAAAGGTGCCATAGGTGGTATCAATAAAGGTCTTGGTGGATTAAGTATTAGTGCAGGTAAACTAAAAGGGGCTCTTATAGCCGCCGGTGGTGCTTTGGCCGCTTTTGGTGTAGCCAACAAAGTAAAAGATACAATTGATAGTTTTGATAATTTAGCCAAAAGTGCTAGAATGGCAGGTGCCGCTAGTAGTGATGCCGCCTTCAAAGGATTCCAAGTTTTACAAACAGCAATGGGTGAGGCAGGTATTGATGCCTCTACTTTTGAAAGAGCAATGCTTCAAACTACAAGTAGATTGAAAGCAGGAACAGAAGGACAAAAGAGTTTTGCCAAAATAACAGATAAACTGGGTGACAGTTTGTTAGACATGAATGGTAAACTAAAAACAGGACCAGAACTTTTACAAACAATGATCAATGCCTTGAATGAAGGCACAATCACAACAGAAGACTTTGCAAAAGTAGTTGGTGGTAGAGCTGGACCTCTTATCCAACAACAATTTGCAAGTATAGCAGGTGATGCTGAAGGACTTGCGGCAATAATGAAAGATGTTGAAGCAAACAGCAATATTGTAAGTCTTGAAGCAGGAGAAAATGCAGAGAAATTCAATGATACTGTAGGTAGACTAGAAATGGCTTTCCAACAATTAATGACAGATGCCATAACACCTCTCTTACCAATGTTAGTAGACCTAGCAGAAAATATATTGGCAAAATTGCCAGGATTCATTGAAGGTGTTAAAGATGCATTTACAGCCTTAGCACCAATGTTAAGAGTTACAGGTCAAATATTTACAGAAATAATTGTTCCAATTTTAAAAACATTATTTGATGTGCTTGTAACTGTAGCAAATGCTATTGCACCGCTTGTAGAGGCGGCTATACCCGCTTTAAAGGCGGCTTTTGAGGGCATTCAAATCATTATAGAAAAACTAGTTGGCTTCTTTACAAAGGTAGTTGATGGACTATCAGCTATTGGTGATAAAGCAAGAGAACTAAAAGATGGTGTAGTTGGATCTTTCACTAGTATGAAAGATGGAGTTGTAAACAAAGCTGGCGCTCTTAAAGATGGTGTAGTTGACAGTTTCAATAGTATGTTTCATACTATTGTTGGTGGATCAATTGTACCTGATATGGTTAATGGTGTTCTTAGTGAGTTTACAAGAATGTCCACAGGTATGCAACAAACAAGTTCAACAGCAACAACAGCAGTAACACAAGACTTTAACAATCTAAGTCATACAATAGAAAATGATTTTGGTAACAGTTTAAACAATGCATTGAGTGATGGTAAACTTTCACTATCAGACTTCCAAGGATTCTTTGCTAACACAATGACATCATTGATCAATGATGCACTCAGAGGTGGTAGTGGTATTGCAAATATCTTTAGTAGCATCTTTGGTGGCGGCGGAGGAGGCGGTGGTCTCTTTGGCGCAATTGGTAGTCTCTTTGGCGGAGGCGGCGGTGGCGGCATAGGCAGTTTCTTAGGTAGTGCTGTCAGTGGTGTAACAAGTTTCTTTGGAGGCTTATTTGCAGATGGTGGTTACTTGGGCACAGGTCAAGTAGGTATTGTAGGAGAAGCAGGCCCAGAACTTATATCAGGTCCTGCAAACATAACACCTATGGGTCAAATGGGTGGAGCAGTGACCATAAATATTAATGCAATTGATACACAAACAGGAACACAATTCTTGTTAGATAACAAAGGTTCAATTGAAGGCATAATACAAAATGCCTACAACAGGAGAGGGAAACCAGGTATAGCATAATGAAGAATTTATTTACATATCCAAGTAACAGTAGCACAGCCTATATAAACCCAACTTACTATGCGGCAACAGCAAATGCAACACAAACAGAAGCTTCAACAGAATATTTGATTCTAACAGTTGGCACAACAGATTTTACAGCAATAGGTGCGGCTAGTAATACTGTAGGATTACAATTTACAGCCACAGGTGCAGGTAGTGGAACTGGAACAGTTACAATTCTTGACACTGGTATGTTAGGTAAATTTAACAGTCTTCAAACTGAATTATACAAAGCATGGCCTATAACTTATTGGGGCACAACTAATCACACTACAAGATTAACAAATTGCAGTAAGTTTATAAACTATTGGGATGATTTAAAGTATGGAACAAATCTAAGTATATTTGATTTCTACAGTCACCCTATGACAGTATTCTCAAAAAGCCCTTATGCAGTAACTTGTACAACTGCATCAGGTGCAGTAGACAATAGTACTAGACCAATTTGGCAATTAACTCATGCGGCGGCATCACATTTTAGTGATAATGATCAGGCTGATTTAACTACAGGTATTTCTGGTACTGATGGCACAACAGCAGGATTTTACATAGGTGCAAGAACTACTACTAAAACTGAATTGTTTACAACATCAGGTGCACCAACATCAGGTGCAACACCTTATTCAAGTGGTCTTCTAAGTTCAACAGGCAATTCAACTGTATTTGTTAGAAGAGCATCAGGTGTTAGAGCAATATTTGGTCTTAACAGTGGTAAAACAGATGGATTAGATCCATTTGCTACATATGATGATAGCACACCAGCTAGATTAGCTTTTAACATAAATCCATCATCTTCTGAGACTAATCCTTTCAACACAACTGATGCTGGTGGTGGAACTGGAAGTGCTAGAGTAACAAGTATTGTAGGTGGTCAAAGTCTTTATGGACAGCCAATGGCAATAACCTCAAATCAAGGTTATAACATTCATTCATTAGACTTGTACACAGACACAGGTAAAAGTGCTGTTCCAACAATGACAGAATACTATAGTGGAACACTTACAAAAACATTTACAAACAGCACAGGTAGTCCTGTAAATCAAATTATGACAAATGACATAGCAGTAGGTAGTGGCAATGCGGGCAGTGATGGATTTAGTTTTACTGCTGGTACTGAATCAACTATTGCTAATTTAAAACAAGAAATTGCAAACAAAGATAGCACAGTTAAATTTGCACTAGCAAGAGTTACAGTAAGTGGCGGAAGTGCAACAGGTGGTGATGGTGCTAGTGGTGTAAACATGGGTACCAGTGAAAACTTTGATGACTTATGGTTTGTAAGTTATGATAGTGCTAGTGGTAGTGGTAATGACATTATAACAGTTAGTAAAAAAGTAAATGATATGACTACAGTTTATAATGGTATAAGAACTATAGCGGCTAGTGGTGGAACTGCAACAGTAACAGTTAAGATCATTGATATGGCACAAACTTTGAATTCAGCTTTTATGACATCACCAACAGTAACATACACTGGTGGTATTGCAAAAAGAATAGGCGGAACTGTTATGGCAGGTAAACATTTTATAAGTGGCAAAACAGATATATTAGGTCCAGGTAATCAAAGTTATCAATACAAAAATACAAGTAATGTTACAGCATATGGTGCAAGATTCAGTGGAACATATTATGAAACAGCTGATGCTGGCACACCAGGAACCAGTCAAAGTTTAACCTCTGACAAAACACCCACAATAGCTATAAATGTAGATGGTAGTGGGCGCCTAACAGGTTATGGAACACTAGGAACAATCACTGATAAAGTTGGTGGTGTATGGGACAATGGACATGATGTAGTATTACCTATAACAGGATTAGCAGACACATATGCACCTAGAACACCTAGTACAGTTGAAACAGATGAGACATTTGACACAGATGATTACTGGGTTGATCCTGCATTTCCTGAAGGACATCAAACTGATAAAACATTTCCACTTGATATAATTCCTGCTAGAGCAACAATAACATATGTTCAACCTAGCACAACAAACATAACACAAAGTGGTAAGAAGTTTGTAAGAAGCAGTCAATTTGCAAGATATAAATTACAAGTTGAATATGCACCAATGGGTGTAAATGATTTTAGAAAAATACAAAAGTGTGTATTGGCGGCACAAGGACAGAGTCAACCTTTTTACTTTCCATTAAAATATTCAGATGGAACTTATATCTTAATGTCAGATGGAACACCAAAAGGTGAAGCTGGAACAGAAATAGTTAATGTTACAAAACTTGCTGATAGAAGTTCTGGACAAAGCATATTTACAGTTGGTGGATTCTCACAAAATGAATCAGATGCATTGTTAGATGGTGAACATATTATTATGTTTAATCCAAATGGAAGTTTGGCAATGGTTGTTAGTGGACATGATGCAAACAACTTTGGTGAAGTAAAATTTAGAATATCACATCCTACAAGTCAACAACTAGGATTTGGTGATAAGTTTTACAAGAATCCAACTCATGCTCCTGTAACATTATCTCAAGATGAATTTGAATACAATGTAGATGAACAAGGGTTATACTATGTAACTGTTAACTTTGACTTGGATGAGTTTAAATAATGCCTACAATAGCAGAAATGAAAGCAAGGCAAACAACTGCCTATTATGAATTAATTAAGATTGAAACTAGTACACCTTACTATGTTACAAATGCACCCTTTAATATAACTTATGATGGTAACACATACAAGAGTGCAGGTGCGGCATTGAGCTTTGGTGCAATAGAAACTAACATTGAATTTCAAGTGCCTAGATTAAGTATACAAATTGGTGGTATATATGATAT